ATGTTTTTGTGGCTGGTGGAAAGGATTTTCGGTTGAATTTTATTAGTAGATCAAATACAGCATGGATTCCATATGCACAGGGTATTGATCCTAATCCCGGAACAGATTTATCTCATTTGGGACAAACAATTATGGCTACTGATTTGGCTTGTATGTCTGAAACATATAAAAGTATTAAAGATGTGTTAAAGAGATATTGCCATGCACGTACTGCTGTAATTGAAGTTGCTGGGTATGGAGTAGATTTTGCTCAGTTTTTCCCCGTTGTTGCAACATTTAATGTAGCTGAATTGTTGATGCCATATTTCACATCTACAGGTGCAAACATTAATAATGCCAGTAATGTCATTAATTGGTATCTTGCGTTATTTAGATTTTTCCGCGGCTCATTGCGTTTTAAGATTCTTTTTGAGGTGTTTTCTGAGAGTGAGTTGGCTATTGATATGCCAGCTATAAGTGTTGACTTTGTGCCTGATCGTGTTGATCCTTTGTTGAGTGCTGATTATATTGCTTTAATGGGTGTTAATGATGAGTCACTGGGACCTGGTGGACCAATAACCGCCACTGTTCAGACAACTTACAATATGACACACCATGGACCACGAGATGTTGCATCACGTGTGGCGCCACAATGTGAGTTTGAGATACCTTATGTTGTTAAAAATCGCATATGTCCGTTACCAATGGCTGGTGTTGAGGGTAGTGTGAATATATCATGGGAGGGCCCTGCAGCACGTAGTGCAGCACGACGATGTGAGATGTCTAACCCTGGAACTATCATCATCAACTATGCGAAGATGACTAATTCTTACCGTTGTGTTACTCGCATTTTTATGAGTGTTGGTGATGATTTTAGAGCTGGTTGTCAGATTGGACAGCCATTGATCTCATATGCTGGTGGCACAGCAATACCTGCAACCACTAGTAATTTTGCTATTCCTCCTGACGTTTATACACGTTGAGAGTTTTATTATTTTATTTGACTTTGTTAAGCTTTTGGAGTCTTAGATCGAAAAGCCTTGTAGTTAGTTCTTTTATGAAATAGA